CGGGTTTAACTTTGCCTACTTTTTCCTGAAGTCTAACATGTGCATTAACGTACACCATCCGGGTCTTTCATTTCGATTCTACGGAACCCATTGGGACCAACAACGCCTTCTCCTGTTAACGGTATTTTATCCTTCGTTTCTTGGGTAGTAAGGGACCCCCAGGCCCCCTTTGGCATCATCAGATGCATGCCAAAGGGGGCCAGCGTGCTTTAAGCTATCCCACGTTCTTAACCCCATAATCGGCGGAAAATATTTTAGCAACTAAGTCGCTAACTATTACATCACCCAATTTTGAGTATTCGAACATGTTCGCTAAAGCTCTTATATCCTCCACATCACAACCATATCTACGTGCGCATGATTCCTCGTCTACTACAAAACGAGACCTATTATCTTCCTTCAATTCTAACTCTGAATCCTTAGATCTCACCAAATTGGTGGCAGAGACGCAGGTCTTTAAAAACCTGCGTCGAAACGCATCCAAAATTAAATTGGATGGTTCGTTTACATATCCGGCTATAGTCACGCCTACGTACATTTCCATACGTTCATCAAACGACAATTTAGCAAACGTTTTGGGGTCTAAACCCACCTGGACGTGTTCCAAATTGTTGATGCATTTGCCCAAATTTCTAATAATCGAGCCTATGTTACGCATGGGTATGATTTCTCCTGTGGTGGCGCGTACTGGTGAAATCTTTAAGAATTGAATTTGTTCAATATCTTCACACTTCTCACAAGTAACGCTATGACCAGCCATGGCAGCTCCCTGCACGACTGCGTCCTCAAACGGTAATTGGCCCATCACCCTACGGTGAAAAGTAGCCAATGCAATTAACCTCGATCCCCAATTGTTAGTGCTAGTTGTTAGCACTGTACCAGAGCCCATAAAAGGGCCTCTAAAATTTATAGTCAATGGGGAATGGTTGCGGGTATCATGACGTGTAGGTCCAAATTGTACTGGTAACATTAACTGTGACAATAACCCACACGCCCACTCACGGTTGAACTGAGACAAAGCCAGTCCATTTACACCTAAAACACAAATGTCTTGGTTAGAATCATTAGACGATATATCGACGTTGTAAAACACTGGTCTTGACGGGTCTGTGCAATCAATATACACTTGATCATCACCATAAATCATAACAAACATCGAATTCGGTACAGTAGTAAAACTGACCATTAATCTAAATAATTCCGACATGGACGTTTCTTTAGGCTTAGCCAAAGTAAACACGGTTAAAACCTTTCCGTTCAACTCATGTTTTATCATGCCGTGCTGACAACATTTAACGAATTCTGGGAGTTCATTCGCATACATGCAGCCAGCTCCATACGAAACAAATAAACGAGGGGCCTTACCGTACTTAGCGACCTCTCTTTTAACATTTGCTTCCATCCTCCGAGTTAAGTAATCATTGGGTTCATGGCATTTCACCCCAGCGATATAACTTCGTCTTAACTCTCTCTTGACATGATTTATATCAGCAGCCGCTTCCCTGGCGCCAAACATGGCGCCTACGGTTAGCATCTTTTCTAATATAGTGTTGTAACCCCATGCTGATACATTAACCATCGAGTCCCGGAAACGAGTCAAGTACTCATAGTGCATTGTAGATTCGAGATCCTGCACTATAGCTTTTGCTACGAATGTCCAAGCTACAGATGGTATTGCCATATCGTGTCCGTGGTAATTTCTACCTTTTAAGACATTAGTTACGGCATTATAATCCTCTGGTGTCACTCCTCCATACCCCACGTATCTATTGTCAATTTCGACACCAATACGACCCCAAAGGTGTGATTGGTTGCCTCTAAACAATTCCTCTTGTGGGCGGGCCTTCAACATACGTGATAGCCCTGCTGCTAAATTGGTCAGGGAATTTTTATATTCTACAAAATCCCCTTGACGGTTTCCCCGAATATCGAAAAAACATGTACGAAATTGATGGGAGGGTAAATCATCAATTAAAAACCGGGGGCTAATAGTCCCCCCATCTTCATCAGGTTCATAATCTTCCGTGAAGATGGGTATGTTGTTTGGGTCATTTAACTCGTAATCACTACGGCATAAATAACGGTCCCTTAACTCATAGGTCTCAGAGTCTATACGGGCCACTACACCATTGCTGATGACAGAAGTGCCCAATAATCCCTCTCTGATGATGGAACTTTGGTACACACTATCAAGCTGAGCAATAACTTCAAGGTTGTTGGCTACAGCCGCCACCATGTGGTCTTGTTGCAATTTGTGTATTCTCAAATAACTTATATGTACATATGCAGTTACTGTCGTTTCTACATATGGCAATAAATTAGCAGAACTAAAATATTTTATAGCATAAGCCATCAAGGTCTCCATTAAATCGGTTTTAGACGTTTTGATAGGAAAGTCTTTCGTTAAACGTGAATACAGTGGAACAAAATAAGAGTATTCCCTTGCAGGAAAAAACACCCCATTTATTTTCAAATCGGGAGAAACTATGGTGTCTAACAACCTTGGCATATGCCTAGGTACACGGTCTTTACCGTCTTCTTTAGTATACACCCATCCTTCCCCAACCTCCACTATATCCCTCACCACAGTCCCAGCCAGGACCCTGGGTATGTCGGCATGTAAATGCCTACACTCACATAACTCCTTTCCATCAAACCAACATGCAAGTTGGCGTCCATCTATATCAAACCAATCATACGAGAAAACTTGTTGTTTTAATATTTGTGGTGGTTCATTAACCACATCCGGTAAATGTACTCTATCACGTGCAAGTGCACGTGGAAGGCGCCTGGGATTATTGCCAGGATTACGCCCCGGAGGTCTCCGCTCGTGAACCTGAGGTTCAACTAGTGCGTTATTGCGGGCCTCCACTTGCCGCACCCGACGTTGTCCGTAGGGGGCGGCTAGATCATCAGTGTTGGTCCAAGATCCTTGGTTACCATTCAACTGTGAAAATAATAAATGTATATTCTGTATATTTGACACGACATACCCCATAGGGTGAGTATACCACCTCTCCCCTGTGTACCATTCCTTATGTAACATGTACACATTGTCTCCTGCGGATAATCCTGCGGGAGTACCTACTAAATAAAATTCGTATCGTACCCAAACCCGTATATGACTCAATACATTTCTAAAACTACGTTGATGCAATACCCTAAAAGAGGGTGCTGCAAACTCTAAAATTTTTTTAAAAATATCACTAGGAAAATAAAAGTGTAAAGGTCTATGTATAATTTGATGCTCAATTACATCAGGTTTAGGTTGGGAGGTGCGTACATCTGTGTCGTACTGGCCTTCACAGGGGCCCATAATACCCTGCTTCCCCACAGTCTCGCTACTGCGAATGGCCAAAATACCGCTATGCGGAATCATAAACTGGATTACTTTACGTAGAATCCTAGTAAAGAACGGCTTTGTTTACTTATAAATCGACTGTGTTGCTCAGTCTCTACTAAAATCAATTGTTTGCCCATTACCCTAGGCTCCCCCACTTAAAACGTTATCATTGTTTAACGCCAAAACAAACGTTTCAATTCAGGGGCCCGTTCACTCGTCACATGTAGAAGACATCGTGTTGAGTTACTTAAACCTACTTTCAGTTGGTGTGTGCGCAGAGGGTAACGCGCGTAAATCCTTTAACCATTGGTCAATTGTAAAGCACCACTGGCTGTTCCTAAAGCTGCTCCTGTTAACATACCGGCAGCCCCAAAACGAGCAAAGCCCATAGCTGCTCCAGCTATAGCCCTGGTGCCTATATGTAACAAACTCCTGCCAGCCAGACCCACGACTGGGGCTAACTCGCGTCCCACGTCGGTTAAGGCGGTTGACATCAGTGCAGGACGTGTAGCTCTAGGATAAGCTTGAGACAAACCGCCTAACCTTTGAGATGCTGCTTGAACAATTTCGAACCCAACAGAATCTGCATGAGTTGGGGTCAAAGAATATTGTGCGGCTTGACCGACGTACTCATAGTGACCAACCAACTCAATCAAAAAAGTGTTGCCGGGCTCACCTGAGAACCATATGCCACATGGAGCGCCACCGATAGCGTCATTATTAGTACCTGAACCGAACCTTTCGTTGACAGAGTAAGGATATACCATCTCAACTACAGAATTGGAACTTCCTCCACGGTAATTGGCTTCTACATAATTTAGCTCATCATCATTGAGGGAACTAATGCCTAACCAATGCCTCTGGGAGTCGCACCGAATAATTTGAGTTTCAGCGAATGCTTCTATGCTACTACTGCCTATACAGTTAATATTTGCATGATCTGGTGTACACAGCGCATACGTCAACCCACCCATCTTGCTCACAGTGCCTGTATATTGCCAAGACATCGCCATGGAAACAATTCTTCCAGCCACAGTTGGGCCGGTTATAGTATTGTTTGGAGTCAATTGAGTGGATGAAAAAGGCAAGCCTGATAAATTGGCTCCCACTACTCCGGTGCCATCAACAGACACATAACTCCCAAGGGTCCCTGCATAAGTGGAACTGGAAAATATAATGCCCGTCTTATCATTGGCTAAACATGGAGTCAAATAGGCGAAACCATAACCATTGGTTCCCACAGTAGCGGTGAATCGACCGAAACCTCTTACCTTCATACTGGGTCTAGAAGGGTGACGAGGTATACAAGCCCCCTCGGCCGCTGGGCTCCAAGGGTCTGCAATCGCAGTGGCATATTTCATAGCACAATGACTCAACGTAGGCATTGGAGCCATCACCTTACCGGTAGTGATTTTTTTGGATTTACGCGGTTTTTTCAGACGTTTATTAAGGGGTCGTCTCTTCCCCATTTTGCTTTTCTTATTGTTAATCCCGTTAACTATCCCCCATGGTGGATTAACCATGGGAGTCCCCCAAGTCTACAGCCATTGCGACTTTATCTTATAACACGTTGGGACACACTAAAGCTCTCGTGATGTGTATGTTTGGACCGCAGCCCAGGACTACACGTATTGTAATAACTCCTTTGTTGCATTGGTAGCCTGCTCTTGGCTGAGAGAGGGTAAATCGCCAATGTAACAGGTGCACAATAATTAGTTGGGTCTCTCTCCACTACCTAGGTTGTGCACCAAATTTTGTTACCTCTTTTTAACGACCGAGGAAACCACAAGTCGTGCCCGCTTAAAACCATATGACTAACTCACTAAAGAGATGCAAGTGTATGGCATATTAAGCTAAAGCAAGCCACCTCCCTTAAATCCTATGTTTCTGCGAGGTTCTACGGAACCACACCATCATTGTCTACAAATTAATGTGGACTCAGGTGTTTTTCGCCATCTGGCCAATAGGGAGAGATGGTTCAAGGTTAAAAACAATAAATGAATACCATTAATAACCGAGCAAAGAAGTAGGTCAGCCGCTTCT